AATCTCAGTTCTTGGAAATTTATTTCTAAGATAGGTATAAAGAAGTATCAACTCTCCTTGAGTATATGCTGCATAACCTGAAATATTACTTCTTAATTCTTTTTCATTTTTAGGAAAAATATCAAATGCCATAAAATAACTCCTTTCATTTATTTATTAGATAAAAGAAAACCGGCCCGAGTATTGCTACTGGGCCGTTAATTCTATTTATGAGATCCACTCTGGTGCTTCTCGCTTTTTCCAGTTATGCATGGAAGCTTTGCCATACTTATAGTAGTTGCGATAGTTGGCAATAGGATCCTCGCCAATCTTATACTGTTCATCCATACATGATGGCATAGGAGTCATATCCCACTCCTTTAGATTATGAGGAGGCGACTGGATATCGTATCCCATCTTTGTCATGGTTGCGTGCCGCTTACCATAGCGATAAGTATATTCGTCGCTGAGAGCAAAGAGATGATCGACTAGCCAAATGTAGTTCTCAACAGACTGTCTTGCCCAAACAGCACTTGGATGATTGATGTGAGTAGCACTATAGAAAATAGTATTACGTTCGTCATTTAGTGTATATACCCTCTTCTTACGGCCGCTGGACGTATCAATCGATTCTACACCGTCAAGCAAGCGATGCGCAGTAGATAGTAGTTGGGCAGTCTCAAGAATCATCTTGACAACATGCTTGTCTACCATCCACTCCGCACACTGCCGGGGATCTTCATGAAGATAAAAGATATTCAAAACCATTCCTTATCGTTCAACATTTCATCACGATCTTTGTTACTGATACTATTAGTTGTAACAAGATACCCAGTTAAAGTACACAACAAAACGATGAAGATGAAGAGATAGTTATCACTTGTCATAACGTTCCATCGTGCCTTTCCAGACTTTAATACCACAACCATCGTATTCCCAGTCACGCTGACTGGGATCGATTTCCTTTAGTACCGGATTGGTGCTGTAGTTAACCACATTAACAAAGCTAAGCTTATCCTCATCGGCCCAGTCTTTAAGGCACTCATTGTCCTCATCAAACTGCCGAAGATATTCTGACTGGTCAATCTCGCGAACGGATGTAATCATCTCATCAACATGGAGTTGGGAGAACTCATAGAGATCATTGCCCTTATTCATGGCTACTTCATCTTTAGCATGTTCCACATTATTTGCCTCAATGACATAACGCATCCGAAACATGCTGACGGTTTCTACAAGGAACTTAGTCATTGAACGTAGGCAGTGCATCAAATTCTACAGAACCAGGAACTGAATACCAATCAATGACGCGCTCAACGGCTTTGATCAGTTCACCAATCTGGCGGCGGTCTTCAATAGGATCAACGTTGAACACGCCAGTGGTACCACGCATATAGTCCTGAAGTAGGGCACTGCGCGTATCAAAAAGCTGTTCTACGATAATATTATCAACATTTTCAGCATCAAGTTTTACAGTATATTCGGTCATGCAATTATCCTTTCATGTACTTGTTTAATATGCTTACAGCGCCCATGCGATGTAAATCCCATGCATTCACAAATCCAGCCCTCAGCCGTCATCGTGGTGAGATACGTTGTACCCATACAGTTTGTATATGGCCACTGAAAACCCACTAAGAAGTGGTTCTTGTTAAAGTTGATACCGTCAAGCTTAAGAGGCTTGCGGTACCACTTAGACTTTTGAGGACGAGATGTTTTTGTTAGGTCAGTCATAATTTGAGTATACCACGTTCCAATTTAATTGTACACAACAAAATTATACTTACCACTCCGGTCCGGTTGTTACGCCAGAAAACTCGTAGACGTAAGAAAAGTCAAGCCCATAAGCAGGACATACCATAATTTTCTGTGGCATTTTGTTGACGTCTTTCTCGCCCAGCTCACCGCAGATGAAATATGTATCAGGGAACTTGTCAGGATACGTAGACCTCACAATACGCATTGCAGCATCGTAAGCATCCTTATACTTTTGTGTCATCGAGTTCTCGTTGCGAACGATCTCTTTCCAATCCTCGATTTCAGCTTTTAGCTTTTCTATCTCAGCGTTCATCAGAACCAACCTTTCATGTTAGGTCGCCTTTTAGGCAGCTTAGGATCCTTATCAGGGAATGGCGGTGTCAATTCGGTAGGAACATAATCTTGCTTCGCAATCATCCTGTTAGCAGTTTTGAGAACTTCTTCATAGCGTCCGCTCGAGACATACACCCAATGATCTGGCCATCTGTTAGGATCCGACTTATGATAATGCTTAGCCCAAGACTCCTTAGTTGGTCTTGATTGAAGGTCCCAATCACCGTCAAAACGGCTTACAATACGATATTCATACTTCATGATACCACTCCTCTTGTAACGATCATACCATGATCCCGCTGGTTTGCTTGATATATTCCTTGACAACGCCTTCAAATGTTTTGACAACACTTAAGATGTGTTCAGACTTGAATTCAACCTTGACATCAGGTCCAGCAGTTATGATATAAGGCACAAGACCAAAACCTTGTTGACCCATCATAACAGCATGTGGCTTGTTGATGGTTACATTACCACCTTCGATAGATGTCAGTCGGCCAACAACTTCATCACCACCAAGAATCTTGAGCGTGACGATATCATTGACCTTGTACGGAGTTTCAATAAGCATAATTTACAATCCTAGTGATTTGTAGGTGAAGCCAAACGGTTTGCCGTTGGTGACATCTTTTGTAAGATAGTCATGGAAGCAATCAAAGTAGTGAGCTGCATCTTCTTGACCGGCTTGTTCAAGAGCCGTTGTGGCTTGATTTACATAAGCAATAAGAGTACGCAGATTGACACCAGTACCATCAGACAAAGTAGGCTTTTTAATCGGGTTCATAACAATCTCCTTTAGAATAGTAAATATAGCACGAATAGGAAAATAAGTACATACCAAATATACTTCAATACAAATTTAATTACTGTGACTACAAAAAAGATGTAGAGCAAAATCCACAGTATAAATGGTATGACAAACAAAAGTGCTATGGCTGTCAGGATACTAGCCACGACGCATCCTCGAGATCTCGATAGCATCTTCCTGACTGAAGACAGGAACACTGTTGGACTTGTGCATCGTAGCAATGCCAATCAGTTTGTCACCGGTATATGTATTAGGCGTCTTGGCAAAGGTCACGCCGATGCCGTCTCCCGAAGGATACTTCTCACGGTGATTAGAGACATTGTATTCGGGCATCGGCGTGCCACGAAGCTTAGGCTTATAGTTGCCTGAACGGTATTGCTGATATTCCTCAAACGTCTTTGGCTTGATGCCAAGGCGCTTGCAGAACTTGCAATCATCAAGCCAGTCGTTGGCCAGCTTGGTTTGTTTGGCCGTAGTCGTCTTGGACTTACGACGGGTAGTTTGAGTGGTAGTGTACGCAGGGCCGAGAAGATGCATTGTCATAGTAACCTCCAGGTTCTGTTATACACCACCACTCAATATTTGTACATCGTTACTTGACGTTCACGATGCCCTTAAAGTCGTAAGGAACGATGATGGTAGAAACCTTACCTTCCTTCACAGCTTCAGCGATGGTCACCAGAGCAGTTGCTTCCATGTACTTGGTAGCACCAGCGTTGGCGTTCAGAGCAGCAATACGTTCAGCTTCCAGCTTAGCGGTACGAACCTCTACAAGCTTTTGCTTCTCGGCATTCTGGGCTTGAACAAGTTGGTTGGCCGATGCTACAATGTTTGCAGCAGGCTTGACCTGGCGAACCAGAACCTGTGAGATTGTGATAGCACCGTCGAGCTTCTCAGAAGCAAGCTGCGCTACAACTTCCTGACGGATCGACTGTTCCATCTCAGCGCGGTTGTCAGCCATCTTCAGCGACTCGTAACGGCGAGCAACCTTATAGGCAGCATTACGACCAAGCTGACGGATGTAGTTGTACATCAGCAGCGTATCGCCTTCCTCGGTATCAGCGTGGAAGCCACGGTTCTTCTCGATATAAAGTTCGGCAACCGAACCTGGATTGATCGAGTAGATGACAGCCATATCGAAATCGGCAACGGTGGAGTTATCAGAGGCAAGCGGAGTCAGGTCAGCAACGTCAACCTGAACATCCTTTGTCGGGAACGTCATGACATCACCGAAGATAGTCTGGTTGACAGATCCAGGCATCAGCTCAGTGGTCTCAATGGTCTTGTTAAATGTCCGACGAACACCGACTTCACCGGTTTCGATTCGAGTACACGCAGCAGTCGTGGCCATCAAACCAGCGAGCACAGCAAACTTAGCAATACGATTCATAATTTACTTTTCCTTTAGAACAAGATAACGATTGCAACCGCAATCAGAGTTGCCAGGGTAGAACACACCAAACTATACCCCAGCACCTTGGCAAGCTGAAGTTTTTCTCGGCCAGTTGCAGCAATGAATCCTTGGATCCCAAAGAACACAACTGCAAAGATAGCCGAAAATGCTAAAATCATTTTCATAACAATCTCCTCAAAGATACGATGGTGAAGGACAGTCCACCTAGGGAATTTACAGAGAACTTAGTCTCAAACCCAATTTGCGAAAGACCATTCGTGTCCTTCACCATCATATAAGCCAATCTACACCATATTGAATAATTTGTACACAACTATTTTAGTAGAAGTGCAATTATTTTTTAGTTTTCCAGGGGGATACGTAAGTGTCAAGTTCGGCGGATACGCGAGACATTAATCGGACGAATTTTAGACGAGGTTTTCCGTTAAGGATAACGCAGTCGGTTGTATAACCGACGAGATAGTTATTGTAAAGAATGACAGAGTATTCGAGGTTGGGGTTTTGGTTGATAAAATCAACGAGGAGTTGGATGGTAGGGTATTTTGGGGAAGAGGTGTCGAGATTGTTGTTGTTTGTGTCGAAATATTGAATGTTGTACATAGTTTTTCTCCCTATCGAAAGATTACCATACACTGTTTTCAATATATTGTACATAAAAAAAGAGAGGCCGACTTTCGCCGGCCTCTCCAAATGCGTGTGACAGGAGGAACCCCACCTGTAATCCCGTCTATTCCAGTCGTCAATTAAGACACTTGCCTCTTACACAGTTGAAACTGTATACCCACGCACCACATAGTGTACAGTTATTTATACAAGATATTGATTAGAACTACCACTTTTTTTAATGTCGCTCAAAAAAAATGCAGGTGTTTCGCCATCAAATCCACCACCAAAGTTTAGATAACGAATCATCTCTTTGGCTTTTTTCAAATCAAGACCGGTTTTGATAATTTGGTTCGTCTTAGTCTCAAGGATGTCACCTCCAACTTCCATAACCCAAGGATACAGATTAGAGGGCAGATAGGCTAGATAACGTTCATTCACAATCTTATAATTAACCATCTATCTTCTCCCAAACAATACCAAAACAAATTTGTTGCATTTTACGATGAAACCAACTAGGAACACGGTGATCTTCTACCATCCAATACGTACCAGGATGGAGTTGACATCTCCACTTGTAGACCGGTTGTTTTATAACCGACCATTGTGGTTCAGGTTTGATTGATAGCTTATCCCAATCCACTACTTAAACCCCCTGAACTTCATCTTGTCAAACTTGGTTGCCGGCTTATAGTCATTCTCATAACGTTCACCGGCGGTGGTCTTGTCAAAGAGTGGTGTATCATCAACAAGATCATCCTGGGCAGACTCTTCAGTGTTGTACAGTTTCATCTTAGAGTAGTCCACACCGATGACGAACCTCTTATGCATGGCAGGATCGCCATAACGGTTCTTCAACTGCTTGACCATGATCTGACCGAGCTGTTGCAGTTCCTCAGACGAGATCAAGGCAAACATGAAGTCGGCAGTGGCAGGTAGACCGAACGACTCTGAGGTATCCTCAAGACCGACGTCAGACGACGAATAACCAGTACGAGTAGTCTGAGTAGCCGATACGATAGGCACGTTACACTCAACAGCCAGACCACGAAGTTCCTCGGCAATTGCCTTGATCATCGTATAGGAATTGACATTAGAACCTGCCTTGATACGTGACGACGTACAGATGTTCAGATAGTCGATGTAGATGATATCAGGAACAAAGTTCTTCTTGATCTTCAGTTCGTTGATCAGGTGTCGGAAGTTAGCCGAACCAGCACATGCAGTCGGATATTCCTTGACGATCAACTTGCCCTTGGCACGCTTCTTGACACGACCCATGAGTGTATCATAAGACGACTTAGGAAGCTCACGAAGGTCATCAGTTGTCATACCAAGTAGGTTAGTATCAATACGTTCGGCAATCTTCTCTTCAGCCATTTCCATGGTGATGTACAAGACATTGAGACCACCCACCAGATTGCCGGCAGCACAATGACACATGAATAAAGACTTACCAACACCAGTACCAGCAAGAGCAATGTTTAGCGTCTTACGTGGCAGACCACCCTTTGTGATCTTATTAAAGAAGTCTAGATCGAATGGGATCTTTACCTCAGTACGATGGTAGAAGTCATAACGCAAATCAGAGTCTTCAAGGAAGTCATGGCCGATGTTCTGATCAAATGACACTGCCAACGCATCAGTCAAGATCTGTGGAATGGTACCAACAGAGATACCATCCTTGCGTTGATTGTCATCAACCAGTTTGATTGAAGTCATGAGAGCATTGTAAAGAGCCTTATCCTTACAGAACTTCTCGGTAGAGTCAATCAGCCATGTTATATCACGATCGTCACTTTTGGCCAGTTCAGAGATAATGCCTTCGGCACTCTTGAACTGGTCATCGGATAGACCGGTCTTGTTACCAAGATCAATACTCAACGCCTCTTTAGAGGGGAAAGTACTGTACTTGGCAACATACGACTCAACCAGTTCGAAGATGGTACGGTCAACATTATCAGTGAAATAGTCAGACTTCAAAAATGGGATTACCTTACGAGCATACTCCTCATTGTTTACAAGATTTCCAAAGATAACGTTTTCTATTCTCATCAATCGTCCTCGTCCAGATCCAGATCTTCAATAACGTCTTCACTCTGCATGATAGCACCATTGGCTGCAGCATACTTCTTTTCAATGTATTCATTGAATTTCTTACATTGAAGGATAGGATGCCAGAAGTCAAATGTATAGGTATCAGCCATACGATAGTTCTTATCTTGGATTTCACCAGTCTCCATGTCCACACGCTGGAACCAGCCGACCTTTGGCTTGATGACATGACCAGACTCAAGAGCCATATCCAAAAGACCGGACCACTTGCTGATACCCTTGTCCCACGATACTTCGATAGGAATCTTAGACTTTTCCTTCACATAACGTGACTTCTCAACGTTGATAATGAAGTTATAACCAGTCAATTCCTTGCCGTCTTTCTCTTGCTGACGGCCGATGATAAAGATGTTGTCAGCTGAGTAGTAGATGCCTGTGCCGCCGCTCACAACCGCCTTAGAGTACATCTCCTGAGTCTGATAGGTATGGTTGACAACTACTAGTGGAATGTCCTTGAGGTTGAGGTGTGGTGTGACCATGCGGAACAGAGACTTAAGCTGCTTTGCACGAGTCATATCAGCAGCAGAGTTCTGCTTCAGTGCATCCTCGACTTCTTTCTTGGATGCAAGGTTACCGACAGAGTCGACCACCACAATGACATGATCACCCCGCTTGATCTCGCCAAACTGTTGCATGATATCAAACTTAAGCTGCTCAACATCAGTGATTGGCGTGTGAAGGACACGAGAGGTGTCAATGCCAAACGATAGAACAACATGACTGCATCTGCATACTTGTCCATATATGCCTTGGCCATCAGAAGACTGAATGAAGTCTTGAAGTGCTTTGATGGACCTGCCCAGATAGTTAGACCGGGCACAAAACCGCCATTGATCTTACCACTAAGGGCAATGTTGATGGCAGGAACAGTAGTTGCAACCATATCTTTGGCATTAAAGAACTTAGAGTCTGCTAGGATATCCGAGTCCTTGATTGTAGTATTCTTACGTAGTTTATTAAGTAGATCTGACATGTGTCCTCCTTGTATTATCAATATAGCACGAAGTATTATTAATGTACATCATTAAGATGCAAGAATGTCATTCAGCTTAGTAATGAACTGGTCGATCTTTGCACCACGATTTGGCCAGTTAATGATTGGATTCTTGTTCGCATCTTTTTTTAAGTTAATAAGCAGAGGCATGATTGCATCATACATGGCATGTACTTTATCATTACTTTCTGCCTTAATATTTTCTTCGGTCATGGTAGTAAAGCCGAAGTCAAAGTCGTCGTCTAGCTTTGGAATATAAGTCACGAAAAGAAGTCCTCCAATGTTGCACGTTTCTCTACGTGCCAGCCGATAGTATTGATGATAGACTCGATGGGTTTGATATATGCCTTATCAAACTGCAACTCACGATCAATGAATGGATCAAGACCAAACTCTTTCGGGAGTGTAGATGGACAAGAGATGACATGCTCCTTGGTAGGATTTGGCTTCTTAAGATAAGCGTACTTGATCTTTTCACCTGAGCTAATAGCTTCATATTTATTCTGGAGCTTAAGGTCTTTGACAATTTTATTGTAGACCACGGCCCCACGTACGTGGATGGGACAACCAGACTGGAACTGACCTGCAATATGGTACTTCTCCATGTCCTTGACCGAACTGGTAAATGCAATCTCATCAAAAGGAAGTGTATTGAAGTTCACACGGAAGTCTGCAATATACCGATGCAGTGATGCCTCATCCTGGTTCATGATGATCTCAAGGGACTTCTTAATGGCATCACGGCACGATGGAGGAGTTGATGAACGAACTGCTTCGATACCCATCATCTTAAGCTTTGGCTTCTCGTATTGAACACCCTCAGAGTTCCAGACATTGAGGATGTACATCTTCTTTGCCTTCCAGATACCCTTGTTGGCAATGTTCTCACGCTTCATCTGCATCTTTTGTGCATAGGCATGCATGTTGTCAGCTAATTCTTGATAAGCACGGTCGATAAATGGTTCAATCTTCTGCTTACAGGCATTGTCAATGAACTTCACAATGTCCAGATCTGGTGCACCGTTAGGATACATCATATGGACAAGATACTCGAGTGTGATATAGATGGAGTCGGTATCAGACGCAACCACATAGTCCATGTTCTCGGTCTTGAACAGGTTGTTGAGATACTCGTTGATCTTCTTCTCGATCCAACGAATAGACAACTGACCAGACATCGTAATGGCTTCAGCATGGTTGATGTCGAACCAACGGAAGTATTGGTTACCCAATGCACCGTAAGCCGAGTTCAACTGGATCTTCTTGGCCATCTGCATGTTGTCAAGACGGGCAATCTCCTTGAGGAG